ACTTAAAGAGTCAACCGCACCGGAACCGACCATGATCGCAACCTACGCAACGGCCGAAGACTTCACCCGCTGGGAGGCTAAGGCTGCCAGCATGACCGATGCTGAACTGATCTACAGTGCCCGCGATGCCCGCCAGGCTGAAGAAGCCATGCGCGGCTGGAATCCCATCGCTGAGGGCCGCTACAGTGATGAGGCCTGCACTTACGGGATGGAACTGGCCCGCCGCCGTGCCAATCGCTGAACCGTCACAAGGGCACCGGCAACGGTGCCCAACCATCCTGTATACTTAAAGAGTCAACCGCACCGGAACACCAATGACCCGCCTTGATGTTATCTGCCCCGCCGCACCTTGGGAAAACACTACAACCGACGCCGACCGCGCTTGGGATCTTTGCCTTAACCTCTCCGAAGAGTACGGTTATGCACAAGTTCGCCAGAATGGTGTGATCATCGGAGAATACACTAACGGGCGCTGAGTTACAATCTAGGGGGAGACAATCCTCCCCCCTTTCTTTACACTTTCCCGCACTTAATTCAATGAACTTTTCTTCCCTCACTTTTGAGAATCACCCAGTAGTTAAAGGTGGCACTCGCGCAGAGTATACTTTTGAGAATGATTGGACTATTTCAGTCGTCGCGGGCCCGAAGGATTCGGGTGTTCACGGTGACATTCAACACGATACTTTTGAGGTTGCGATCTTTAGACCAAATGGCAACATGCTAGAAGATACTATAAACTGGCAGACACCGGTTCAGATAACGACCATGATGCACTTGATTAAAATGCTGTGAAACATTAAGATTTATGGGGGCGCTCGCGCTGGCGCCCCTGAGCCTGTATACTTAAAGAGTCAACCACACCGGAACACCAATGCTGATCTCCGAAGCGACCCTGATGCTGCAACCCTATGGGGTTGAGCGGATTGAGATGAGTCCTCACACCGCCAACCTACCTGGCACCCCAGTGTGGGTAGTGTTCGCTCACGGGAAGCGTTACTCCTACTGCTGCCGCCTTGACCAGCTGGTTCAGGTGCTGACCCCATCCGATGACTGGGAGGGATGATTCCCTCCGGGGGCACTTGACAGGTGCCCCCCTGACCCTCTATACTTTCAAAGTAATCCACACCGGAACCGATCATGACCGCAACCCTCACCGCCTCCGACCGCATCAATGCCCTAGAAGCGGGCGCCGTTTACCGTACCTTCACGATTGAAGAATCCTCCGCTATCTTCAATCTTCATATTGAAAAGAACTTCGTTGAGGTTATCTTCCAGAGCAACCGCAATCGCGCTTACGGTTTCAATAGCAGTTCCGAATTTTGCATCTGGTTGGTATATTCTATCTCCTACACTGATCTGCCCTACTCTATCGGCAAAATGATCGCTCAGGGTATAAAGAACGGTCACCTAACTCCGATTGAAGACTGATCCTAACTGTCCTGAGTATGACACTAAACTGCTCTACAATCTTCCCTCTTAAAGTTATCATCATGCACCCTTACTTCACAACTAACTTCGCTGATCGTGAGATGTTTGCTTATAACGCCGCTTATCAGCGTAAGCAACAGCAACTCGCTAAGATTACACCCGAACAGCGTATCAAGTACTGCTTTGAGTTCCTAAACGGTTATATCGCTGACGGTGACTCTGAGATGACTGCAAAGTGCTACGATGGCATCGCTAAGTATAGCGAACTGCTCGACACCTCGGAGGCACACTACTGAGGCAACAGTAGGGTATACACAGCGGGCGTTGAGTTCTTTACACTCGGCGCCCTTATGTTCGTGCTTAAATACAGTGATCAGTCGTGCTTATGGACAGTGTTCTGATTGATTAGCGATCCTTATGTGCGGCGCCGTGCCGTATAAAAATTCATAACTACCCTAACCTACAAATCTTAAGAAAGGCGATAGTTATATAAGACTCTCATAAAAAATGCTATAATATTCTGAGTTCTCAAAAAAAATCCCGCCCAGAAAAAATCAAAGTGAATTACCTTATACCTAAAAAAATTCCTGCCAAAAAAATTTCACCAAAAACCCCCTACTGGAATTTTTGGAAGGTTGTATTTGCTGGATGGTTAATTCGTTATCCAGATAAAGTTTTTCGTATTATTGGAGTACCTTTAGGATTATTAATAGCAATAATATACCACACATTGACAAACACTAAATAATGCGATAAAATTGAATTGAGGTTTAAATAAAATTTATGGCAAAAGGTTTTACAGTAAAGGCAAAAAATCCCACTATAGAAACTCCAGAGTGGGATTATGAAAAAATTAAAGAAAGAATGAGAGGTAAATCAATAGTATTTTGTTTACCTGGAAGAGGATGTTCATTTACCTTCTTAAAAGCATTTGTACAACTTTCCTTTGACTTAGTGCAAAATGGAATGAGTATTCAAATCTCTCAAGATTATTCATCAATGGTTAACTTTGCAAGATGTAAGTGTCTTGGAGCAAATGTTCTTCGTGGACCAAAACAAATTCCATGGGATGGAAAACTTAACTATGACTACCAACTTTGGATTGATAGTGATATTGTTTTTAATACTGAAAAATTTTGGCAACTTTGTGATGTAGCATTACCAGAAGAAGGTGATGAAAGACCTATTTCTGCTGGTTGGTATTGCACAGAAGATGGTCGCACTACTTCGGTTGCTCATTGGTTAGAGGAAGATGATTTTCGTAAAAATGGTGGAGTGATGAATCATGAAACTATTGAAAGCATTAGTAAGCGCAGAAAACCATTTACAGTAGATTATACTGGATTTGGGTGGGTTCTCATTAAGAAAGGCGTTTTTGAAAATCTTGAATATCCTTGGTTTGCCCCAAAGATGCAAGTATTTGAATCTGGTTCAGTTCAAGATATGTGTGGAGAAGATGTATCTTTTTGTCTTGATGCAATTGAAAAAGGATATCAAATTTGGTGCGATCCTCGCATTCGCGTAGGACATGAAAAAATGAGAGTGATTTAATTTTTATGTTTAATATTCTTTATAAGAAAAATAAAATATATTCAAATCTTTCTCATGAAGAATTAGCAGAAATACTTGATGAATTATCTGAAATATATTACAATACTGGTGATTATGATCCAACTGAAATTGAATTGGAGGAAATTTAAATGGCACAGAGACCGAATCTAAACGCACAAAAAATTGAATCAAAACCTAAGTCTACCCGTCAAGGTCTTGGTAAAAACACAAAATACTCTGCCTCAAGTAGGAATAGACCAAGAAAAAAATATAGAGGTCAAGGAAAATAACTAAACTGTTCGGGGATTATATCTCCGAATTTTTTTTATTATGATATATAAGATAGAATCTGAAAGGGATAGAAACCCCTTAAAAAGTTCTGATTTTAAATCAGGAGAAAAAAATGTCTAAACCTTCAGATAGAAACATTGAATATATGAAACAAACTTGGGGGACAACTAAATTAATTACAGATTATGGAGTATTAGAGGAAACTAAAATGCTTCGTGAAATTAATAATGATACTCTAACTCCCAAGAAACATGATTTTATTATTCAAAATGAAATTCATGAAAAAATACGCAATCAAAAAGATTACGATGATTGGGAATATGGAACTGAACCAATTCCTCTTCAGGAATGGTGATAAATAAAAGATAGAATTGCCATACTAAATGTGCCCATAGAACGAGTAAGTAAAAGTTTTAAAGATATAAGTTCATCTTTTCAAATAAATCCAATCAATTTTGATCTTATTTCAATTAAAAATGAAACCGCAATTGCTCGTTCTATTCGTAATTTAATATTTACTTTACCTGGTGAGAGATTTTTTAATCAAAATTTAGGATCAAGAATTTCAAATTCTTTATTTGAAAACATTAATAACACATCTGCTGGAATTATTCAAGATGAAATTGAAAATACAATTCAAAATTATGAACCAAGAGTTGATCTAATATCAGTTGAAGTCTTACCTAACTATGAGGAATATTCATTTGATGTTAATATAACTTATAATATTGTGGGTATTGATGTTCTATCCCAACAATTAACCTTCGCTCTAGAGCAAACACGATAAATGGCATTAGTCAACTTTACTTCCTTAGATTTTGAAGATATAAAAACTTCCATAAAGGATTATATTCGTGCGAATTCTAGTTTTACTGATTATGATTTTGAAGGATCTAATCTATCAGTAATTATTAATACATTAGCGTACAATACCTATATCTCATCATATAATGCAAATATGGTGAGTAATGAGGTTTTTATTGATAGTGCCACACTCAGAGAAAATGTTGTCTCATTAGCAAGAAATATTGGATATGTTCCTCGCTCTCGTCAATCTTCCATCGCTAATATTTCATTTTTTATAGATGTCTCTGATATAACAGTAAATCCACCATTAACATTATCATTACAAAAAGGTATTATTTGCACCTCATCCTCTTCATTTGGAGGGCAAAGTTTTGTATTTTCTATACCAGAAAATATAACCGTTCCGGTAGTTACTGGAATAGCATTTTTTGAAAATATTAAAATTTATGAGGGATCCTTCATTACAGAAAGTTTTGTAGTTGATCCTTCAAACTTAGATCAAAAATATATTTTAAATAATTCATATATTGATACTAATTCAATCAGAGTCTTTGTGACCGAATCTGATAATGGTAATGCAAAAATTAAATATAATATAGAAGAAGACATTATAGGAATAAATTCAAAATCCAGAATCTTTTTTATTCAGGAAATAGAAGATCAGAGATATGAATTAATTTTTGGGGATGGTAATTTTGGCAAAAAACTAAGTTCATCAGATACTGTTGAAGTATCTTATATTGTAACTAATGGAGAAAGTGGCAATGGAATATCCAACTTCACATTTAGTGGTAGAGTATTTGATAATAATAATTCTATAATAACATCGGGACTTTCTTTAATTACTACAAATTTAAATTCAAGAAATGGAAAAGAAGTAGAATCCGTTAGTTCAATCAAAAAATATGCTCCAAGAATATATTCTGCCCAAAACAGAGCTGTAACATCTAAAGACTATGAATCAATAATTCCGAAAATTTATCCTCAAACTGAATCAGTAT